ATATTTTGGGTTTGCTGTAAAGCAAGCGCGAACCGCTTTCCCCGCAAAAGGGGTTGGGGAAGGGGGCCTCAATCAAAATCTGATACGATTCTTTGCATGAACCGACTTCCACCTGAACTTCACATCGTCCACGGCACCAAAGCCGAGCACAAAGGCAAGCCGCTGCCCGAGGCCATACGTCAACGTATACCTAAACCCGTTTGGCTTGACGACCCTGACCTTTGGGACATGGATGTTTTTATTACCACGACCGCAGATTTTCTTTGGGATACCTACGGTATTGGCTCGGCGCAAGATCAGCACCTGCTTGGCGCTTTAGCTTTTCAACTTGACGTTTTTGTTAAGTGCATCAAAGGCGCAAGAGCCGGTGGGCCAGTGACTAAATTTAATGCCGGGGCAACAGTTGGCACAAACCCATACTTGACAACAGGCGAACGGGCGCTAGGCCGAGCCATTATGATAATGAACGAATTAGGGCTAACACCCAGGGGCAGGCTAGCAACCAACAAAGTTGAAAGCGGCAAATTTGCTGCATTGATGGCTGGCCCGTGAACTTTGAAGATGGCATTTTATATGCCGTGCGAGTAGTCAAAGGCGAGATACCAGTTTGCCGTAACGTCACGCTTGCTTGCCAGCGGTTTTTAAATCAGATTGAAGATAAAACCTGGGCATACGAATTTCACGCTGATTTTGTAAAACATTTTTTAATGTTTGCCAGCGAGTTGCGTCATACAAAAGGCCCAGACGCAGGCAAGTTGCTAGTGCTGGAACCGTGGCAGCTATTTATAATCTGCGCCATTTACGGGTTCAGGAACAAACGAAACAAAGCCCAGCGCATGGTCACAGATGTGATTGTGTTTGTACCCCGCAAAGCTGGCAAATCTACACTAACCGCAGTTATCGCCCTGTACGAATTAATCTGGGGCGAGGCAGGCGCAGAGGTTTATACGCTGGCAACAACCAGGGAGCAAGCCGGGATTGTGTTTCATGCCGCCACAGGGTTTGTAGAAGCCATGCCGCAAAATATTGCTGCCCTGTACAACGTCAGCCGCCATCAGATTACCAAAGCAGGCGATAGTCAGACAGTATTCAAGGCATTGTCCAGGGACACCAAAAAAACAGGCGATGGCATGAATCCAGCCTGCGCTATTGTGGACGAAGCCGCCCAGATTGTTGACCGCAACAGTATTGAAGTACTGCACTCAGGCATGGTTGCCAGGCTTAACCCGTTGCGAATTTATATCACCACCGCCAGTTTTACCAAAGAAACCAAATTTCACGAAGATTTAACCTTGATGGAATCCATGCTGACGGGCGAGGCCACTGATAACCCGCACTGGTTTGGCCTGCTGTACAGCCTGGACGCTGGCGATGATTGGCGTGACCCAAGCACTTGGGCAAAAGCAAATCCAATGCACGGCATATCAGTTTTTGAATCAGCAATCGCTGAACGGGCAGAAATGGCAAAGCACAAGCCTGCCGCCCTAAACGAATTTCTTTGCAAGACGCTAAACGTCTACGTGAGCGCAAATTCAGCCTGGGTGGACCGTGCATATTGGGATGACGCTAAATGCGCCCTGGTGCCTGATAGACAGCCCGAAGCAGTATTCATTGGGTTCGACCTTGCAGCTACCCGTGACTTAAACGCAGTTTGCACGCTCAAGCGATTCAGTGATGATGACTACGAAGCCGAGTTTAAGTTTTTCTTGCCGTCAGACGGCTACGATTTAATTCCTAAGCACTACGGCGATATTTTTGCAATGGCTCAAAAATCAGGCATTTTGCACATTACACAGGGCAATGTGATGGATGACCGAGAAATCAGCGAGTACATCCTCAAGCAGTGCGAAAAGTACGAAGTAAAAGAAATTGGCTTTGACGCCTACAACGCTGCCAGCTTAGTGGCTCGGCTCAACGATGCTGGCCTGCCGCTAAAAAAAGTGGGCCAAGGCATGGCGGTATTGAGCAACCCAAGCAAGCACGTGGAAAAATTGCTGATGCAATACAGTATCAAGCACGATGGCAATCCATTTGTTGGCTGGCAGCTTGGAAACTGCGAAGTTTACGAAGATGTGAATGGAAACGTCAAAGTGCGGAAAAACGAAGCTGACAAGTCTGCCAAGGTGGACGGCATCATATCGCTCATCATTAGTATGCACTGCAATTTAGACAATCCCGTACAATCAGGTTTTGGTTTCAGAACTTTTTAAAGGGAAATCATGGCTTTATTTGACATTTTCAAACAAAAAACAAGCAAAGAATCTAATTCAATGTTTGGGCAGACTGCCCTTGGCAACAATGTATTGTGGGGCAGCAGCAACAAATACAACAGCGCCAACAGTCAGATTCTCTACGTCACCACAGGCAGCAGCACAGACGCTGGCAGACCCGTAGACATGAGCATGATGAGTCGTAATTCGACCATCATGGCGTGCGTAGGAGCCAAAGCCAGGGCAATGGCTCAACTGCCAATCCGCATTATGTGCGAGATGGACGGTGGCAGCTACCACGATGCTGTTAAAAGCCCAGAGGTAAGTGCTAGGGATAAAGCCAAAGCCAAACAAGTGGCCTACCTGCTAAACAACCCCAACAATTTTCAAAGTGCCTACGAGTTTTTCTACCAGTACATCATGTGGCATGAGTTATCGGGCGAGGTTTACATTCTGTGGTGGCGCAAAGACCAAGAAAGCAGCACCCAAACCCCGCTGGAAATGTACGTTTTTGACAGCACTTTAATCAGTACAACAGTAAATGTAACCAGATACCCTAGCTACAGACTAAGTACGCCAGCCTACGGATTTAATCGGGACGAACCGCTTGCAGCACATCAAGTTATGCACTTGGTAGATGCTGCTTGGCAGGGAAATGGCGGTTTTAACAAAGGCATTTTGGCAGCAGAATTGATTGGCCTAGACCAAGACATTGACCTTTACGCCAACTACGTCATGCAAAACGGTGCCAAGCCTAGCGGAATGTTTGTTACCGAAAACGTCATCCCTGATGGCAAATACAAAGAAATAGCAGCACGGCTCAAAGAAGCATGGTCATCAATGACAGGCAGCCGCAACGCAGACCCCAGCAAGCCAGGGCAGGGAATGTTGCTAGATCAGGGCATGAAATACCAGCCGCTGGATATGCTGACGCTGCAAGACACGGATTGTGCCAAGCTAAAAGAGCAGACCATGAAACGCATTTGCGGATTGTTTGGCGTGCCGCCAGCAATGATTGGCATTGCCGACCAGAAATACAACAACACTCAGACCATGCTGGATGAATTCTACAAATCCAGTATGTACCCGCTGATTGTCAATGTCCAGCAAAAACTGAAACAGCACTTGCTTGTTGGATATCCAAATTTGTGTGTAGAATTTGACACAAGGGCATTTTTGCGAGGTTCACCGGTAGACCAAATGAATTTTTCAGTAGCTGGTGTTAATGCTGGCATAATGACCGCAAATGAGGCACGGGAATATCTTGGCATGAAAAACATGGACGGTGGCGACGAATTGAAAGCAGGCAAACCTGCTGATACAATTCCTGGCAGCAGTCCGCAAGATACTGGCGGCGGCGGTGGTGGTCAGACAAGGAAAATGAACATTGGCAAATAAGACCCCGTACGAACTGGCAATGCTGCTCGCAAAGTTCAAGCAAAAAAAGCCGCAGAAGCCGCAGACAATACACGATATGGATAAAACCAAAACAACCGAGGTAATCCATGAACGATCTGTTAATCGTCTGCGAAGCAAAACTAAATCTCAACCAGCAACCCGGCACAATTGAAGCCAGGGTCACAAGCTGGGGGCCGCGAGAAGGCGCAGACGGGCGCAGGTTTAACTATCAAGCTGAAGGCTTTGCAGATTGGGCCAAAGAGTTTGAGGCTATGGGCAGGCCGTTGCCTATGTTTGTCAATCACTCAGCAGACGCAATCCCGGTTGGCGAATGGATGCACTTTGAGTTTGACGACACTGGCATGACTGCCAGCGGCAGGCTCTACACCAACACCACCCAGGGCAGCGATCTTTACAACGTGATGAAAGAATCCCCTGCTATGTTTGGCGGGGTATCTGTTGGCGCGTATGCGGAAACTTACCAGATGGTCAACGCTGAAGGCGAACCAGACCAATCTGATGAGGCATATTTCCAGATCACAAAGGGCGGTTTGCGGGAAGTGTCTGTCGTGATGTACCCTAACAATCCCGAAGCCTGCGTCAGCAAGCTGGAATATTTTAGGCCCGATGGGTCTGCAAATCTGAAGATTTTGGAACAAAGCCTGCGTGATGCTGGACTGTCCAAGAGTGATGCGGTTGCCGCTGCATCGACTTTCAAAAAGGTGCTGGAACAGCGTGATGTTGTCCAAATCCCAAATGAAATTGCGCCGATTCAGAGCGATTCTGATGCGGAGGCAACCATACTCGCCGCCCTTGAGCAGCGGGAATTACTGCAAACTTTGTCTAACCGTTTAAGGAAATAATCATGTCCCAAGTCATCATTGAAAAACTCGACGCTATTGAAGCCGCTAACGCCGCCAAGATTGCTGAAGTTACCAGCGCAGCTACTGCTGCAATTGACACCGCCAAAAATGAGATGAACGAGAAAATCTCGGCGCTTGAGGCAAAAATCAGCACGTTGCAAATGCCTGCCGTTATCCGCATTGCCAAAACAACTCGCGGTGACGTTAATCGCTCAGTTCGTGAACAACTGAAATCATTTTATTCTGCAAACAATCGGGTGGAAAAAGCACTTAAGATTTTTGCCGATGAAAGCCAATATCTTGCCTACATGAACGAAGCCTCTGCGCTAACCGGCAGTGGTAATGGTATCGGTGGACGCACGGGCTATGACCCTGTGTTTGCTGCAATGCGTTTGGCAAACCCAATGCGTGGACTAAGTCGCACCGTTGTTACTGATGGCTCAAGCTATCAGTTCCGCAGCAAAACCGGCAACGCTGGCGCAACCTGGGGGTATACCGTCCAAAACAACGGCTCTGCAACTACGCAGGACATGAACATTTGGCAATTGGTGCTGCAAGACTTGAACGTCCAATTCCCAGTACGCACTGCGGCACTGGACGACATTGACGGGCTGGAAGGCACCATTGTTGACGATATGTTGATGGAGTTTGCACAGGCCGAAGCGCAGTCCATGATACAAAACAGCGACCAAACAAACTCGCCTAACACTTACGGCGGCACAAGCGGTTTGCGTGGTCTAGATCAGTATCCTGGCGCAAATGCTACCTATACCGGCGGCACTACCAGCGCAGCGGCATACGGCACCAGCGGCACGGGCAGCGCAACCGGCTTGCACAGTATTGCTACCTACGATCAGACAACTTCAAACGTCAATACGGTAGGAGCCAACGCCATTGTTTACAAAGACGTTATTAATCTTTGCTACGCACTGCCGCAGCAATATTGGACAACTAGCGCTTGTTTTATGGTCAACCCTGTGCTTGCACAAGCTATCCGTGGCTTGCAA